AGAGCTAATGTTTGTTCTAGTACTTGCAGTTTCTCTAGCTTTATCTAAATAAAATTTAATTTTATCATTTTTTTTAGCTTCATCTAAATTTCTAGCTACTATAGAAAAACCACCAGCTTCAATAGCATATAATTTTATTAGATCATAAGGATCTACTTTTGGGTCAAGATAAATAGGTTCATTACCCGCTCTTATACTTAACTTAGACCATAATTCATCATTATCAGGTTTAAGTAGTTTTACATTATTCCAAAAATCAGCTGCTTCTGGATCTAATATATTTTGAGCTAACTCTGCTTCTAATTGAGTTACCACCCTTCTTATTTCTTTAACTTTTTGTTTTCTCATTTCTGATGGAAGAACTTTTACTTCAGGAGCAAATTCATTTAATCCTGTAACATATCTTTTTACACCATTAACTTCTAAACAAGTTAATTGTTCTTCATGATAAACACCATCATAAAGATTTAATCTATAATTTTCTAATCCCATATTTTCCACTTCAGGATTAAAATAAGGACGTATTGCAATAGTTTGATCTTTTTGCTGATTTAAATCTTTATATGTTGTATTATCTACTTGTTGTGTCATAACAGGTTTTTCTAATGTTTCAACTGGAACATCCACAACTTCTTCTTTTTTAGTTTTTTTATTTGCCATTTTAAAAGGTTTTTAATTATTATTAGTTTTTAAATTTAAAAGAGGGATCCTAAGATCCCCCTTTCAAAAAATTAGATATTAGAATGAACCACCCGTAATTGGATTCTTCATAACTATTTTCAATACCTTGGTAGGGTCTTTCACCCATATTGCCGGCATGGTTTGAGTCATATAAACTCTATAGCCATTGAAGTTTCCAGAAGATTGGAATCCTTGAGTTCTTCCCATATAATCCATAGTTCCATTTTGGTAGAACCATTTTAATTGATTATCCCATGAAAGTTTCAACAAGTGAATGTTGTCATTACCTTCATCAGTTACATCAAAGATTATAAATGAATAAGAACTTAATGGACGTCCATCTACTAACGGATTTTCAATATCATTAGTATGTAAATTATCAAATGCAGGATTCAGAACAAACTGACAGTTTGCTAAGAATGGAATTACAAATGAAGTATAAGCATATCCAAATCCTAAATCCATTGGATTGTTTCCGCTTACAATTCCTTTTGCTTCTGCATTAACAATATATTGACCACCTAATCCATTAACTTCAGATGAAATAGCTTTATTAATCATCTTCATACCACCAATACCCGTTTGGATAACTAGTGTACGTTGAGGATCTGGACCATTTAATTCAACTTTACCTTGGTAGAAGTTATATAATTCATTTTTAAACATGTCTAAGCTAAAGTTTCCTTTATTATATACACGCTTAAATGAGTTATCTAATTGCTTCCAAAGACCAACAGATAATCTAATATCATCTGGTCCATCTTGCTTAACTCTACCTCCATGTCCCCACATTAAGTATGTCTCTATGTCCATAGCAATCTTAGAAAGATGCGCTGCTTCCATATTAGTTAAGAACGTTCTAGAAAGATCACCATTATCAAATGCTCGTCTTACATAGTCAGCTCCCATTATTTCTACCATACTTTCAAGTGAAGTTACAGATGGGTTAACATTAGGATCAAAACTTCTCCAAATCTCAGTAACTGGAACAGTACCGTCAGCATTCATTCCTCCTTTAAGCATTAAATCTGCTCTAGAAGAAATTGAATAGTGAACATGTGCTTCAGCTCCTCCTACAAAGTTATAGAATTCACGGAAACCTGTTTGAGTTGTAAGATCAGAGAATCTTTCACCATACTCACCACGTGCAGAACCTTTTCTAAAGAACTTAGTTCCTATAGTTTGGTAAGCTGCTGGTAGTGCTTGTGCACTATTATTATTTACTAATTGACATTGGTAAAGCCATCCACCACCCATTGGGACAATTTCGTCCGCAGTAATGTAAATTTCTATACCATTATACTTGTCATAAGTAATGATGTCACCATGTCCAAACTCTCTTTTGTTAAAGAGAAGTCCAAACGTTTGTCCATCTAGCCCTACTGCTGTACCACCATTGTGGTCCACCATAATGTAAGGCAAATCTTGATTAACAGCTGTTTGCCATTTATACTCACCACGAGCATTGTCCACCATAATTGTATTCTTTCCACCAAATGATGCTAATTGATATAAAGGCATTTCTACCTTTTGAGCCATAGCCCATATATCAATTGGCCCCATATCCATTGGTTCTGAAGAACCAAGCATCTGGGTTAAGTGATAAGAATCAACATGGGAACTAGCACTATAGTTTGTATCCCTAAGAAACAGCCCATTATTTAAAACTGGAGTTGCCATAATTTAATTCTTTTTTTTATTTGTTAAACATTAATTAATATATTAAAACCTCTTAAATATATTTTTTTGTCTTGGCAATTTTCTTTTTGCCGTTGTTGTTTCTTCTTTTTGTATACCTGTTGCTGAAGAAGCTTTACTTGCTTGTGCGCTTTTAAGCTTTCTCACTGTTTGCTCTACTGCTTTATTTTCTCCTTGTTTTACTAAGGTTGATTTATATCCTTTTGGATCAGCAAGTAACCACAGTGCTTCAGTTATTAAATCATAATTTGGTTCTACAAATTGGTATTTCTCTAAAAGATGTCCCAACAAATTAGTATTTTTTCCGTTTATAGATGGATAATTTGGATTTACTAAACCATTATATAATAATGATTGTGTTTTTCTATCTATTTTTGTTTCTCCAATTGTACCATCTTTAAGTGTTTCATATACACTTTTCATGTAATCCTCTGATGCTTTTTGTTGTTGTTGTTTTTTCATTTCTTGTTCTTTCAATCTTCTTGCAACAACTTTTTCTTGCATCTTATCTAATTTTGGTTTAAACTTATTTGCTTGTTTTTCAAGCTTTCCTAAGTCTTCCCAAACTTCTATTTCTTCTTGAATCTCTTGTGCATTACCATATCCGGTAGCAGTTAAGTATTCAGTTATAATTTTTCTTTGATCAGATTCATTTTTTACATCTAACTCTCTAGTTTCTTCAACTGTAGATAATGCACCAAATAATCCTTTAAGATCCGTTCCTCCATCTGCAACATATCTTGCTGCTATTTGGAGTTCTTCAGGTAAACTTTCAAAGAACTTTTGAGGAGTCTCACGTCTTGCTTCATTTGCTTTCTCCTCTAAATTTGCTTGAATTAATTCTTCCCAATCTTTAGGAGTATATTCATCAAGCGGTTTATCATCATCAAAAGGAACTATTTTATCTTCTTTAATTAATTTACCAAAGACATCTTTTATTCCTTCTATTGGTTTTCTACCTTTTTTAGTGGTAGTTGTTTCTTCTTTTTCTGTTGATTCTTCTTCATTAAGACCTAAGATCTCATCAACATCAACTTTTTCTTTAGGTTTTTCTACTTTAGTAGCTTCTTTTTTTTCTTCTTCTTTTACTTCTTTTTCTTCTTTTTTTATTTCTTCTTTTGTTTCTTCTTTTTTTGCATTTACATCTAAAAAGGAAGTATCAACTTTTTTTCTGCTAAAGAAACTTTGTTTTTCTTTTTCACCTTCAGGTAATGTAATTGATTCACCTCCAGGAGCTGCATTAAATATTTCATCAAGATTGACATCTACTTGTTCAACCTTTGTTTCTTCTACTGTTTTGGTTTCTTTATCAGCCATAATTAATTTGGTTTTTATTGGTTATATATATAATATACAAAAGTTTTAACATTAAACCTTAAAAATTTTTTTAAATAAAAACTTTTTCAATAGTATATAGCTAACTCTTCTTTTTCTTTCCTGCTTTAGGTTCTTTTTGTTGTGGAGCATCAAATCTATTTTTATTTTCTTTAGCAATTTGTAAGTTATTTTCTGCAACAGAACGTTGTGTATTCATCTTTTCTCTTTCCATATTCATTTTTTCACGTTCCATAGATGTTTTTACATTTGCTTGAGTTCTTTTAAAGTCCATTTGATCTTGATATTGAGCTCTTTGTTGCATATCTTTCATATGATCTCTAAAATCACTTTGTTGATTTTGATCAACATCTGTTTGTGCACCGTATCCTGAAGCACGTATTTCAGCAACCATAAGATCTTTTTGTCTTTCTTTCTCTGCCTCTTCAGTTTCAAACGCTCTTGCTGCATCTTTTTCTTGTTTGTCAGCAGCAAGTTTTTGTTCTTGCATTTTTTGTTGAGATTCTTGCTGAGCTTTTTGTTGTTGCATTTGTTTAGTTTCTGCATCTTTAAGTATATGAGAAACTTCAGCAATTGAATCAGCTTTAATAAGATTACCAAGATCATAAATACTAGCACCTGTTGTATTATTACTCATTGCTAATTGTTTTAATTGATCTAAAATAGCTTTATGATTTGTTCTAGTTGTACAAAAAATATTAAATTCTCTCATTAATAAATCTGTTCCATTAATAGTAAAATTAACTTTTTCTGCTTCACTAGACATATAATTTAATCTAACACTTGGTGTTTTACTATGATAGTATTGTGAAAGATCAGTTCTCATTTGATGTACTCTTGGCATAAGATTATCTGAATGATTTGTAAAATATGTTTCAGTTTGAGAATATGATTGATTCATAGCTTGTGTAACACCTGTAGCTGTTTGTTGTGCTATAGGTTGTCCCATTCTTTGCATATTAATTCCAATAGTTTCAAAAGCTTGTTGTTTAAAATGAGTAGCTAATTGTATTCTACTCATCAACCTATTTGTTTGTTCTAAATTTAATGTTTGATAATGATTAAAATTTGTAGCATTTTCTGTATTAGTTATAGATGTATCTAATGGTAACATACCAAAATCTTTCATTGCTACATATGCTTTTGCCATATTATTTTTACCCCAATCTTCTCCCATTGAATGACGTGGTAATGAATTTTGATCAAACATAATTACAGTACCAAGTTCATCTACAAGTATATCAGCAATTTGATTATTAACCATATTATAACCAACTTGATATGGTTTCATTAAATCTACTAAAGATGTTGATCTAGTATTTCTATCTGAAAATACTCTACCTTCTACAGGTAATTTACAACCATATAAATTATTATCTCCTTTAAATTGAAATTCTAATCTTCCTGGTTCTTTTCTATTTATACCAAGATATATAGGATTTAATTCTGTTGATCCTTGTCTCCATGTAGCTGGTAAATTTGGTCCAATTTTAACTCCACCCCATACTTCATTAATCCAAATCCAATCTATATGTTCTCCAAAAGCAAGATTATCTTTTGTTTTTTGTTTAAATAAAGTTGTATTATAAACAGGTTTTTCAGTTATTTTAAATGTTTCATCTACTACTTTTTGTGTTACGTCACCTGTTTCATCAACTCTTATTAAATGTCCAAGTTTTCTTTGTGTTTTCCAATATACTGTTGCAACTCTCATCATTTCTCCTTCACCCCAATTATATACATCTTCACCTTCATTTAATATCCAATTAACAATATCATTACCTTGTACAGGACCTCTTTGCCAATTGCTAACAAATTGTCTATATTGTAACGAAGGCATATCAGTATTCCATTTATGAGATCTAGTAGGATCATAATAAGAACCATCATTTTGATGACCTGAAACTTGATACATAGATGATTTTGCAGGATATATATTTTGTAATGATCTTAATTGTTCTTCTGTCATTAAATAACCGTAACAATCAACTACATCTGCAACTGTCATCATTTCTAATTTACCAACATAATTTGAATCAGATATATATCTTGTATCTGGAGATTTTTGATAAAAAGTAAGTACGGGGTTCCATAACTCAACTTCATAATCATCTTCCATCATTCTAAAATGCCAAAACTCTCTATCAGCAATAAGCATATCTCTAAATGCTCTTTCTTCAAGTTCATGCATTTTAAATCTTTCTTGATCTACAACTAGTTGATGTGATGCCCACTCTTCAACCATACTTCTATAATCTTTTGAAAAAAAGTCTTCTATTTCTGGTAAAGATTTTAAATTATCTTTTGCTAATTTTTGCTTTGCTTCTTCTGATTCAGGATCCATACCCATTTGAATCATTTGCATAATTAATTTTGCTTCTGCATCTGCTAGTAAATTTTCTTCAACTAATGCTCTTTTCTTTTCAAGCATTTCATTGTATGATAAATCATCAACAGCTCTAAATTGAACTTTAGCATTTCTTTTAGAAAATTCACCACACAATACATTTACAACGTTAGGAATAATAGGATAAAATTTAAGTTCTAATGCTGATTCATCTTCTTTTGTTAGAACGTCCATTAAATCTTTATAATCATTATCTTCTTCAACTACATAATCAGTTTTATCAATAATACCTTTAGCTAGCTTATAATTCTTAAGCATTTTTCTAGAAGTCTTTCTTAAATACTGCATTCCTTGTAATTCTAACCAATCTAAATTCCATGCTGCCCAATCTTTATCTTTACCCTTAGCTGGTAAAAATTGCATAGGTTGAGTTAAACTGGAACTAGTAGGATATCCTTTACTATCAGCTTTTGCTCCTTTTTTTAATTGTAAGGCGTTAAGTACCTTCATATATTATTTTTTAATTGTATACTCTATAGAAATATTTTCATACGAAGAGGATGTAATCCATCCAGTATGCAGTCCTGTTGTTGTAGTTGTCCAATATTTATTCATTATTTTAAGTTTTTATATGGAGACTTCTTAAAACCTTTACCAAAAGCTTTTCTACCTCTTCCTAAATTCTTAAAAGGTCTACTATTTAATTTATACATTTTTTGTGATTTATCCAAGTTATCTATTGACTTATCTTTATCTATACGCTTAATATAACCTCTATTAGCTTGTTGTAGCTTTGCAAATGCTATAAGTGCAGAAAATGCTACAAGTCTATCTACGTTTAATCCAGGAAAATATTGAAGCATTTCTGTAAGTAACATTTTATCTGGAATTCTTTCTACTCCAAGCATAGATGATATAACTTCTCCCCCTTCATCAAACTCTTGATCTATTTCTTCTCTTACAAATTCTATTGCGTAAGATATAAGATGATTTTTAAATAATGTACCTGTATTTTTCCATCCATATTCCTGAAATACATTTTTATTAGATCCAAGATCTTTTAAGAATACTATTTGTTGTTTAGGTACTAAATACTTTTGTTTTCTTTTAGCAATCATATGTTGTATAAAAAGAGAAATATTATTTTCAACTAATGTCCAAGCATTATACCATTCTATTATAAGTTCAAGTCTTTCATGTGTTTTATTTATATCATCAAATCTACCACACCATGCAGCAACAATTTTATCTCTTTCTGTATAATGTTCTAAACCATTTGCAGTTTCTTTTGTAACTTCAACGGGATTTTTATAAACAAATATACTAC